TAACTAGCAAGAGTAGAAACTACTCCATTAATACCTTGAGCTTTAAGTTTATTATTAAACTCATCATCAAATGATGCTGTTGATTCATCTGAAGCTAAAACCAATTCTATATTGGGTGTATTGTTAATAAAATCCTGTAAAACCTGAGATTCTACAAATATACTTGAAGAACCAGCTTTTGAACCAGAGAAGAATTGGTTAGTGGATATAATATCTTCTGCAGCTATTTGCATTTGATAATCATGTTCACCCTCTGGGTCATTATCAATGGTTGTATAAGCTTTAAACTGCTGGAAATAAATTTTTGTAGTAGGTCCTTCTTGGGCATAAAATCTACCATAAAAATTTCTATTTAACCCATAACCAGTATCATCAAGAATTGGGCTACCCGCTTCTTTAGTATTGATATTTAATATCATTGATATAGTATCATCACTATTTGGGTCTTCCAATTTGATTGTTATTTTGGTTTGTGAACCCGTTGAACCTTCACCTGTTGTAGAACTGAAGGTATAGGTTTTAGCTTGTCCTTTTGCTACAGTAGTTTCTGCACCAGCTACTCTTGATACCCTAATCTTTGAACCTATTTCAAAGGCTTTCATAATATTAGAAATAGAACCATCAGGAACTATTTCTTCCCCATACACCCTTTGGAATTGGGTATAGGTTGAAAAAACCTCATCTGGTTGATTAAAAGGACCCTTAGTAGTACGAGCCATTACATGGGATACCCCTAATAACGGTACAGATTGCTGTACATTGTTGTTTTGAAAATTGAATTCAACTCTAGGTGTATTAGGCATACTTTTTATATTTTGGGATTAATAATTTGTTTATTTTGAAACTTCTATTAGGTTATATCCATAATTTTCTAATAGAAGTGTTATATCTGTAATAGGTACAAGGTCTGCTTTTTCTGTAATTTCATTTATTACACAATCTTGAATAACAAATTGGTAAACTTTCTCTAATAACCCAAAATCCAAATTAGGAATATCAAAGAAGTTTACCAATTCCAGAAATATATTACCAGAAAATAAAAATTCATCTACATTATAAGGTTTTAAATAACCCCTTTGTGGGATACTATAAAACATTACCTGATGTAATAATCTTAGGTCTTCTTGATTATTAGCTATTAGATGTATATCTATAAATTGGTCTATGGTTTCGTATGGTTCTTCCGTTGCTGTAAATCCTATTCCTTCCTCTTTTTGTATAAGTAACTTAGGTAAACCAATTCCACCAGGATAAAAACCCCTTGCATTAACTACTATCCTTGGAGTAAGTTTCTTATCCTTGGATTGATTATTCCCAGTACCAAATACCCAAATATATTTATTTAATTTATCCATGTCTTCTTTAAACCTTTTTTGGTTTTCAATACTTATGGGTAAATAATTATTTGGGTCTAGTGAATATCCAAGTTTTATAGAAGCATTAAGCAAGGCTTGATATATTGACCTTTCTATGATTTCTTGTGAATTTATCATATTTATTACCTCCATCTAACTTGGTTGGCTCTTATACCAAAACCATATAATTGTTTTCTGATATTTTTTATAATCATTGACCTTAGTCTATCTTTTCCACCAACTGCATTTATTGCAGGATTCCATAATGGTCTTGGTGGTATAGTTCCTGATGATTTACCTCCACCTCTTCCACCAGTCCCATATTCAAGAATTCTTGCTAATTCTCCAAGAGTTATACCACCTGATGATGACCTTCCTTTTGACCTCGGTAATCCAACAAGTGTTTTATCCTTGTATTTGAATAATCCTATTGCCCTATAATAAGTACCAGTAAGGTAATAAATTGGGTGTTCCCCATATTTCTTTGTAGTGATAGGACTATGAGGTTCCCAATTTATACCTGTACCTTTTGGTGGAGTTCCAGTAGCTATGGAAAATAATACAATCTTTAATAAATCCTTTGAAAATTTATTTACTGCTATATCATACCCCTTTTTAATACTGGGTCCAAGATTATCAACTAATTCTATGGCTTTATGCCAATCACCATATAACTTTATTTCTATTGGAAGGTTACCAATTGAAGGTATTGATAAATGTGGTATTTTTTTAGCCATAGAAGAGTTTTACTTTTAATGTTTATATAGAAACCTAGCAACTAAATACCCAGCTACTAGAGAACAGGTTGACCATAATATAAGTAATAATGATTCCCATATTGGAAGATACTTCCAAAGGAATGCAACTACTATAAACATGGCTATTAAATAGATAATTAACCAAAAGTATGGTGATTTAATCCACTTTTTCATAAGTTATAATATATTTTGATTATAAACTCTCCATTACTTCTTTGTTAGGATTAGGTAGTAATACAGTACCAATAATGATTAAATCAAAACTACTCATACCACTACTATTTTCACTTTTTACTAGACTTACTTGATATCTTACCCAACAATGATTTAAACTTGAAACCATCATTTCTATTTCGGTAAGATTACCATATATACCACTTATTTTATGGGGAGTACTCCATTCAACTATACCACCCTCTCCATTACTTCTTGGAATATATATTACTGAATCCTGGAGCGAACCCAGGTTCGCTCCCCAATTAGTGATATTAAGTATTATGGTTTTAATTGATGAATTATTTATAAAACTTACATTATTACCAGTTAATGTAACACTAGCAATAGTATTACTAATTAGGTTATAACTTGATAAAGCTTTATAATTATTAGCTAATGAAACTATTGATGATTGATTATTTGATGCTTTATTTAAAGCAGATTCTGCATCACTCATAGCTTTAACTGCTTTATTATTAGCATTATT